AGAAAAATCAAGAGTGGGTATCTTATGGCGAGGATAACAAATATCCAAGTCATTTGCTTTCGCTATTAAACACATCTGCTAAACACAATGCTATTGTCAATGGCAAAGCTAACTTTATTGCTGGTAAAGGTATTGTATTTGAAGACGATGCTAAACAATATTTAGCAGACCAATCAATCAATCGTAGTGGAGAAACTATCAATGATATTTTAGAGAAAGTTGCACTTGATATTGAAACTTTTGGTGGTTGCTATTTAGAAGTTATCTATAATCCTTTCGGAACTGCTACTTCACTTTACCACATTGACTATAACAAAGTACGTTCAAATTGTGACAATACTTATTTTTATGTATCCGAGCAATGGGATTTGAAAAACAAACCGGATGATATTGAAGGTATTGCTGCTTTTGACGAAAAGAATAAAAGTGGTAAGCAAATAATTTATATCAAAGAGTATCGCCCTGGTGTTGCTACCTACACTTTGCCTACCTACCAAGGTGCGATGAACTACATTGAACTTGATATTGCGGTTAGTGAGTTCCATTTGAACGCTATTCATAACGGAATGATGCCTTCAAAGTTAATTTCATTTAACAATGGAGTTCCAACAGAAGATGAGCAACGAGTTATTGAACGCAAGATGAAGGAAAAGTTTGCCGGAGAAAAGAACGCTGGTAAATTTATTATCAATTTCAATAACGATCCGGCAAAAGCACCATCTATTTTAGACCTTTCTGCATCAGACTTGGACAAGCAGTTTGATATGCTAAATAAGACCATACAACAAGAGATTTTTTCCGGACATAGGATAACTTCGGCTTCGTTATTTGGTATCGCTACAGAGGGTGCTTTGGGTGCGAGAAACGAAATGCGTACTGCTTATGAGATATTCCAAAATACTTATATAAATGGTAAGCAACAATTCATCGAAAGATGGTTTGGTTATATCTTACCTTTATTTGGTATAAACGAGGAGTTTCATATTCAACCTACCGAACCACTTGGCTTTGAATTTAGTGAGCAAATTATTGCTGCTAATATGACTCAAGATGAAATTCGCGAGAAGCTGGGGTTACCGGCTCTTATTGATTTAAGTTCAAAACAAGATATTGTAAATTCAATAAAATCTTTGCCACAAGATATTGCTGCAAAAGTAATTGAAAATATGACTGCCGAAGAATTGCGTAGTTTAGTTGGATTAGAAGCATTAGTTCAGCCAATACAACAAAGAAAGCAATTTAGCGAACAAGAAGACAATATCGCATTATCAGTATTTGCAGAGTTTGGAGAAGATGCTTCACAATATCAAGTTGTAAAATCAAGAAAGGTGCAATTTAGTGATGACTTTCAACCATTGGCACACGAAGAATTTGCAACTATTGATATATTAATTACCGAAGCGCAAAGTGGTATCATGGCTTTGATACAAAAAGACCCATTGATTAGTATTGATGGATTGTCAAAAGCGTTAAAATTAGACCAACAAGTTATTGTATCTTCATTATCATCTCTTGAAAACAATGGTTTTATAACTCGCAATGAAATAACAAAGAACGATGCAGTAGTTATATCAAGAGAATTGACAGAAGCTGGGAAAGCACAGAAAGGCGCACGTAAGCCATTGGCTAACATTAGCGTAAAATATAAATATGAAGTAAGTCCTGGTCTTGGTGCAGAAGTAATTGACACTACAAGAGATTTTTGTAGAGGACTTATTAGAATGAATAAAGTTTATAGTCGTGCCGAAATAGAACAAGTAAGTCAAAGGTTGGGTTATTCGGTATGGCAACGTAGAGGAGGATTTTATCATAATCCGAGAACCGGTGTAACAACACCTTATTGCAGACATCGTTGGGTTGAACAAGTATTAATTAAATAAAATGAGTGCAAACATATTATTCATTTCAGAGCAAACGCTAAAAGATAGAAGTTTGTTGCAAGATAACGTAGATCCAAAGTTAATTAAACCTACGATTAAACAAGCACAAGATATTTACATTGAACCTATCTTGGGGACTGGTTTGTATCGCCAATTACAAACTCAAATTGCTGCCAATAATGTTAGTGTTTTAAATGCAACACTTTTAAATAATTATATTACAGATTGTTTATGTTGGTATGTGGCTTCCGAGATGGTTATGTCTTTGGGTTACAAACTAACCAACAAGAACGTATTGCGTAAAAACTCGGAGAATAGCGAAACGCCATCACTATCTGAATTATTTGATTTGATGGAATACTATAAAAACAAAGCCGAAACATACGCACAACGTACAACAAATTATCTTATTGAATTTATTACATCATATCCATTATATAATAATCCGGGTAATGGTGTTGATATAATTCAACCTAACGGAACAAGTTATTCAACCGGAATATATTTAGGTAATACTATTACAAAAGATTACAAAGATTATTCAGATATGTACCAAAGTGAAGGTGGTGCTTTGGGAGTTGATTATAGAGATTAATGGCAAAAGATTATTCGGTAAAAAACGTGGGTAAACTGAAAGTTTATTTGCAACAAGTAAAACAAGATGACAATAAATCAAGTAAAAAGCCTACTAAATAATTTAGCTGACGATCATTTACAAATAAATGATTATGGTTGGGGAGATGTTTGGGAGCTGGGAGAAAGCGAAAGTATTACTTATCCATTGATGTATGCTACGATTGGTGCTTCATCAATTCAAGGTAAAACATTTAACTTGAATATATCTTTGCTTTTTATGGATTTGGTTTATGGAGATGATAGCAATGTTGATAATGTTATTACGGACCAAATGTTAATATGCCAAGACATTATTGCACAATTAAGAAGTATTGATTTTGATTTTGTGTTGAACGATAGTGTTTCTATTGACTTCTTTACCGAACAATTCTCTGATTTAGTTGCCGGTGTGAAAGCCGATATCGTTCTTGAATTACCTTATCTTGCAGACAGATGTGCAGTCCCTACTGATTACGTTTTAACTGATGGGAACTAATGACACAGAAAGAAATGCAAACATTAGACAAACTATTCGCTGAAGTGCGTGAACTATCGCACAAAGTACAAAATATTGAAGATGCTATTCTTGGTAGCGATTACATCGGAGAAGGCATCAAAGAAAAAACCGACAAGAACACCAGAGATATTGAAAAGATAAATCAAAAGTTCAAACACTTTTATTTCTTTTTGATTGGTGCTGGACTTGCTGGTGGATATACCATCGTTGATTTGGTAAAAAAGGTTTTCTTATAAACTTTCAACATTAAAATAAACAATTTCTTTTTTAATTTACTTTTGTTTAAACAATTAAGCAAACTATGTATAGACCACGCCTAAACGAAAGTGAATACGATTTAATAAAATCATTTCGTAGTTCAAATGTGGTGGGTATCATTGGAGATAGACACGCACCATTTACACACCCAGATTATTTTAAATTTGTATATGAGGTATTTAATAAGTTTCAAGTTAATACTATTGTGGATATTGGCGATGACACTGATTTCCACGCCATTTCCTACCATGAAAGCGACCCAGATGGGCATTCGGCTGGTAGTGAATTAGACCTTGCTCGTAAAGAGCATGAACAATGGTGGAAAGCATTTCCAGAAGTTCAAGGTTGTATTGGCAATCATTCAAGTTTACCACATCGTAAACTACAAACTGCTGGTTTACCAAAAGCTATGTTCAAGACATATAACGAAATGCTTGGTTATCCAGATGGTTGGAAGTGGGCATATTCACACGAAATAGATAACGTGCTTTATATTCATGGTACTGGTTCGAGTGGCGCACAAGGTGCTATCAATCGTGCAAGAGATAATAGACAATCAACTTGCATAGGTCATATCCATTCATTTGGTGGTGTTAATTATTCAGCAAGTGATAGAGATATGATATTTGGATTGAATGTAGGTTGTGGAGTAGATGTTCGTGCTTATGCTATGGCTTATGGTAAAGTATATGCAAAGAAACCTACACTTGGTTGTGGGATTGTTATAGATGGAAAGATTGCATTGTTTATTCCAATGGATTTAGGTAGAAAAATTGAATATTTATAAGATGAAAGTATTGGAAGCATTAGCAGAAGAAATTTCAAGGCAAAAAAAGATTGATGCGTTGATGAAATTAAAACAAATAAAAGAGTACGAGTTAAAAGAAATTAGAACTGCATTAAGAAAAATAATTCATAGAAAATAATTAAAACCTCTCGATGTATAGGTAAATCGTGTAAAATATTATGGAAAATATTAAGAATGAACTAATTGAAAACACTGTACTAAACAACTTAATACAAGAGTTTAAGTCAGAAATTAACAAGACAACAGAACTTACAGACAAGCTACGTGTTGTTACGAATAAAATGTACGCATTACCTCAAGAGGATTTTGAATATGAAGAATTTGACGAAAATCACCCTTCAAGAATTAATGAGATTTCAAAAGACTTGTATGATTTGAAGTGTACAAATATTAGACTTAATAGTTATTTGGAAACGCTGAATGCAGTTATTTAAACAATATTAATAATTTAGGCATTTAGAAGAAAAATATCCCAAGATGACAGTAACTCACGATACAATGGAATGGTGGCAAAATGCTTCTACTTCAACAAATTCTCCTTATAATGGAACAACAACAAATTATCCTTATAGTGAAACATCAACAAATACATTTGAACATTATACGTTAAAAGACAAAAGCAACGTAATAGATACAAAGCGTATTTTTGAAAGTGGTAGCCAACGTGATGATGATACGAATAAACCATTAGTAAATCATTTGTCGGCTTACTTGCGTTTGCGCTTCGGTTACTTATTGCGTATTGGTGCAAACAAATACGGAAAGAATAATTGGCAAAAGGGACAACCAACTGAAGCAGCACTTGAAAGTATGCACAGGCATTTAGCTAAATACGAATTAGGAGATAGAAGCGAAGACCATTTGTCTGCTATTGTATTTAATGTGCAGTTGATTATGAAGAACGAAGAACAAGTTGGAATTAAAATAGATGAATACTATGAAAATAAAAGTAATTAGGGAAGTATTAACACCTACTGAAACGCTTGGTAGTTTATACATTAACGAAAAGTTCTTTTGCTACACATTGGAAGATGTAGATAGAAAACTTAAAAATACAGATGCTATTGATTTTGTAAAGGCGCATAAGGTAAAAGCAAATACTGCAATACCAAGTGGAGAATATAGAATGATACTATCTATGAGCAATAGGTTTAAACGTATTATGCCCGAAGTATTAAATGTACCCGGATTTCAAGGCATTAGATTTCACGGAGGCAATACACATTTAGATAGTGAAGGTTGCGTACTTGTTGCTAAACAACGTAATATAAACAAGCCATCTGCTTGGCAAGGGATTAAAAATTGGGTATTTGGTAGCCAAGAGAAACAACTGGTAGCTGAAATGCAAAAGGTTTTAAGCAAAGGCGAAAAGATTTTTTTGTCGATAGTTTACTAAATTTATATTTATAAGTATGGAAGCACTTAAAAAAGCATTAGCATTGCTAAAAGAAAATTGGAGAACTACCCTTGTTGGTGTGTTCTTTTTTGTGTTTGGTGTAGCATACTTTTTTAAGTTAATAGATGCACAAGGTTTAACAATGGTTTGGGGCGCATTAGGAGGCGTAGGATTTACAATTTCAAAAGATGCGTAGATTTGTATCACTTTTTATTTTGGTGCTCTTAAATGGCTTTATTTTAAGTGGGTGTTATACTCGTAAAATAAAAGAGAGAGAATATGTTACTATTCGTGATACCATAATTACGCCACCGGTCGTGAAGCTGGATACATTAACCCAATGGAATGATCGTTTTATATACTTAAAAGATAGCACGAACCAAATGTCGGTAGTTATTGAACGAGTAAAGAACAATTATATCCGAGTGAAAGCCGATTGTGTTCCTAAAAAAATTATAGTACCCATTACGAAGACGGTTATCAAAAGTAAACAAGTAATTGTTGAAAGTTTCTTTTGGAAACGTGTTTCATTAGTTCTACTTTTGGTTATTGGTGTTTATGTGATTTACGCCAAACTCTTGCCAAAAGGAGTTTAGTTAGTTTTTTGTTTATTGGTTTGGAGGGTAGTCGTTAATTCGGCTGCCCTTTTTTTATTTGAAAATTATTTTGCTGATTTTCAGTAAGTTATAACTTTTTAAAAAATAATTCTTTTTTATTCAAACATTTATTTTGACCTTCGATTCAACAAATCAAACAAAAAATTAAATTATGAAAAACTCAACAAACGAAATGTACAAAGCAACATTTTACAATCCCAAAACAAAAACCAAAAACATCACCTTTTTAATCGCTGATGGAATTAAGGAAGCAGCATTGTATTGTATGAAAACATTCGGTGATGACTTCATTCAAGTAGAAACTTATTTAGGCGTAAAATTAAAGTAATTAAAATTATGAAAACAAAGCAACAAAAAATCGCAACTATGTCTTTTAATTCTGATTATTGGAACACCACAGAAGGTGTTAAAGTAATCGTAAAGAAGTATTATTGGTTCAATGGTGAAGTTTATTTGATAGGAGTTAGATTAGATAATAATGAAGTAGTTGATTTACCGGATATGTTTTTTAATTAATATTATGGAAAACTTACAACTCAATAACTTAAAAGAAACAATAGCCTATTGCGAGGCAATGGGTTTATCATTATGCCTTGCATCTTATGCAAAGAATGCATCCGGTGAAGGAATAATAGACATTGGATTTAACCCTAATAGTGGTTATGTTTATATCGCACTTGAAAATGGAATATCAATATGTAGCGCATTTGCTAACAATGTGGAATTTCTTGTTACGGATGTGTTTAGTGGCGAAGAAAAGTTTTATGAAACGTATAACGAAGCAGAAGAAAATGTTAGTTGATAACTCATTAACACCGGTAGAATTAGCGAGGCTAAAATATCGTAGGCTTTACGAAGAACAATTAATCTTCAAGGCAGAACGCAAAGAAAATTTGGAATACTCAATAAAAAACCTTATATTTAATATCCTAAAACTAAAAAACTAATGAAATACATTGAAAAAAAATACAAAGTAATAGAACGTTTTGTAAGCAGAAAAGCATTATTTGTTGGAACTTATAAAGCGTGTGAAGTTTTTAAAATTAAAAACAGAGAAAAATATACATTATTAATAATATCAGAAAACTAATAAACTAATGTCACAAAAAGTCCTAATCGTTGCAAACCCACAAGGTGTAGATGCAATAACAATCGGAAAGGAAGGAACGATTTTAAAAAAATTCTTCAACAAAGCATTAATCCAATTTACTAACGAGTTTGGGGAATTAGAAGAATGGTATTTCTCAAACAATGAATTTCAAAACTTATAATGAAAAACTTAATCGAAAAGCTGGTGACTATTCAGAGTGAATTAAGAGCACCAAAAGGTCAAACAAACAAATTCGGTGGATACAAGTATCGTTCTTGTGAAGATATTTTAGAAGCACTAAAACCACATCTAAAAGAGCAAGGTTTATTCCTTTCAATTACAGATGAATTAGTGGCACAAGGCAACCGATACTACATCAAAGCAAGTGCTATCGTAACAGATGGTGTAGACCGGTGGTCTGTAGATGGATGGGCAAGGGAAGAAGAAGTTAAGAAGGGAATGGATAGTTCACAAATAACTGGTGCTTCTTCATCGTATGCTCGTAAGTATGCCTTGAATGGATTGTTCGGTATTGATGATACCAAAGATAGCGATGCTACAAACGATGGTAACATTCCACAAATGCCAAGTGTTAATCTTCAAACTGCAATTTATGATATTGGTTTAGCGAATGGTCTTGATGGTTTGAAAACAATTTGGGCGAAGTATCCACAATTCCAAAAGCAACAAGAGTTTATTGACGCAAAAGATAAAAAGAAAACTGAACTAAATGGATAATTACTATAACATACCCCGAGTGTCAAATTCGGCACTTGGGTATTTCAAGAAATCACCGAAGCATTATTGGATGTATATGAATGGTGTTTATAAAAAAGATGATGATGCGTTAAACTTTGGCAGATTGGCACATTCACTGGTATTAGAACCGGATAAATTCCATAAGGAATATATTGTTTTGAAAAACGAGGACAAGCCTAACCGAGCAAAAGATTTTAGGGACTCTGAAAACAAAGCGTGGAAGTTAGAACGACAAGAATTTGCAAAGATTAATAACTTTGAAATTGTAGACGAGGCAAACTACACTATCGCTTCCGATATGGCTTATGCTTTTTATGAACAACTTCCAAAGATGTTTGGTGGTTTATCCGGTGCTAATATTGAAGTTTCTAAATTCTTTGAAATTGATGGTATTGAATGTAAATCAAAAGCAGATGTAATACTTGGAGATATGCTTATTGATTATAAGACAACAAAGTCAGCAGAGCCAAAGGAGTTTAATCGTTCTTTTTTCAACTTTGATTACCATCGTCAAGCAGCATTCTATACAGATGCGTACAAAACAAATCATTGTTATTACATCGCACAAGAAAAGGAATATCCTTATATGATATCCGTACATAGAATTGCCGGTGATGTTATTGACTATGGTAGAAAGGAATATTTAGCCTTATTAGAAGGTCTTAAAATATGTAACAAGACCGGTTTGTATCCGGGTTATGAATTTAAAGAACCTATATTCAACCACTTTGATATTACATTGCCTAATTATTTAATTTAATTTTTATATTTGTTCACTTTAATTTAAAACTATGTCAGAAGAAAAAAAAGAAAGCTGGGGAGCGTGGAAAAAGCAAACCCCGAAAGGAGAAGTAATTAACTTTACTTTGGAAAACAAACGCTACTCAATGTGGGTAAACTCCTACAAGAGCGAAGAAAAACAACCGGACTACAAAATCTATGTCAATGATTATGTAGCACCTACAACTAATGATGAACTTAAACCGAAGGCAACGGACTTGCCATTTTAATTATGACACACGAAGAAGCAGTACAAGTTTTGGTTAATGCAGTAGCAGTAGCACAAAACAAAGGCGCATTTACATTGGGCGATGCAAAGGTAGTTATCGATGCATTACAAATTGTGAAGCCGGAACTATTTGTTCAAGCAGCCGAAGAAGTAACAGAGTAGTAACTATGGGAGGTGTAAAAGCCTCCCTTTTTTTAAAATCATTATGCAAGAAACGACAAAAGATTTGTGTTATTGGTCAGCACAATTATATCACACCGACAGAGTTCCATCACATATCATTTACGATAGGATATTAAATAGCAAATCAAGACTTAAAGAGGTCGCACAAGCCAAGCAACTGGTAGGCTATATATTATACAATCATTTTGGATATACTTATTTACAAGTAGCATTGGAATTAAATTTAACAAACCATTCAACTATTATTTATTGGATTGATAAGATACAAGTTCAACTCCGGACAAACAGAAGAATGCAATACAGATACGATTATATGAAAGACGTATTACGTGGCGAACAAAAAGAAATCAAAAGACAATCTTTAACAATATCAAATAAAAATGAATTGACTGAAGCAGATATGCAGTTTATAAAATCAAATTTTAATAACGGATATAGTGTTTCTTATTTTGCAGATGTGTTACGCAAGAATAGACAACCGGTTAAAACGTATATGAACTTTTTATCAAAAGAAATTTGCATCTTTGATGCCCCGAAAGTTGAAAGATTTAGGGCAATAAAATCACAATCACAATCAATAAACTACTAAAATGAAAAAAACTTACTATTTCCCTCACGACTTTGAGGCAATAAGCGATCCAAAAATTCAATATGTTATTGGGGAATATGGTGGAATTGCTTATGCCTTTTGGTGGCGTATTGTAGAGATGTTACACCAAGAAGAAGAAAACAAGCTGGCACACAAGAAATACATATATCACGCAATAGCAAAGCAGTTAATGGCAGAGCCTACACTTATAGAACAATTTATAAACTTCTGTATTGAAGATGTTGAGTTATTGTCAAGCGATGGTGAGTTCTTTTGGTCAGTAAGAGTGTTAAAGAATATTGGCAAGATGCAAGAAGTTAGTGTTAAGCGTTCACAAGCTGGTAAAAAGAGTGCCGAGAAGCGTATTGTAAATCAACAAGTTACAACAAGTGTTGAACAAAATTTAACAAGTGTTGAACAAGTGTCAACAAAACAAAATAAAACAAAACAAAATAAAGAATATAGTAAACCAAGTTTGGGTGAGATAATTGAATTTTTTAATGAGAATGGTTATGAAGACACCGGTGCGATAAAAGCATATAACTATTATAACGAAGGTAATTGGATTGATAGTAATGGGAATAAGGTTAAGAATTGGAAACAAAAGATGCGAGGTGTTTGGTTCAGAGATGAATACAAGATTAATAAACCAACGATTGCAAACTTTACAATGCCTATAAACTAATGAAGAAGGAGATAGCAAAAGAACTACAAGCGTTCGCAAAAGTAGTTGAACAAAGGTTTAGTAAACACGATAGGGAAATGAACTTCAATAATGAGGAGTTTAAAATTGAAAAGATAATCCCATCAAGTGACCATACTGCTTCAGTAGTTTTTAAAAAAACTTCCGGTAAGTTAGGTGTTGCTTTTTTTTATTATCAACCTAATGGAGCCGGAAAAGGATGGAAGTACTTCTTCCCTACCGATAGCCACATAACTGGTATGAGAGCATTTGAATATCACAAACTAAATGCAGAGGAATTTAACTTTGATAAAAACTTTTAAGATGAAGATACTTAACTTATATGCTTGTCTTGGTGGTAATAGATACAAATGGGGTGATGAGCACGAAATTACTGCAGTTGAATTAGATCCGGAGTTAGCAATATTGTATCAAGAAAGGTTTCCCAATGATAAGGTAATTGTAGCAGACGCACACAAATACTTATTAGACCACTACAAAGAGTTTGATTTTATTTGGAGTAGTCCACCTTGTCCAAGCCATTCAAGAGCGAGGTTCGCCCGAAGGAATACTACAACTCCGGAGTATCCCGATATGATACTTTACCAAGAGATACTTTTCTTGGATAACTGGTTTGATGGAAAGTATTGCGTAGAGAATGTTATACCATATTATCAGCCATTGATAGCCGGTAAAAAAATTGGAAGGCATTTGTATTGGACTAATTTTAGATTGCCTAACGATTTGAACGAAAGGAAGTGTAACATAATGGAAGGTGAAGATGAGATTAATAGATACTGCGAATACCACGAATACGATTTTAGAAAATACAAAGGTGAACAAAGGACTGATAAGATAGCGAGAAACCTTGTTGACTTTGAAGCCGGTAAAACAATACTTGATACCGCACTCGGCATACTAAATAAATCAAACACAAAACAAACCAATTTATTTTAGTTTATTTGTAAACAAACAAAAAGAAAATGATAAAAAAACTAACTGATTTTGAGAATGAAATTTTGGCGTTTCATAAACAAGGTATTCAAAAAGGCGATTATTGTGGCTTTGATACCCTGCACGAATACTACACAAGGAAAGCTGGTAGTATGACATTCATATTAGCATCTCCACATTCCGGTAAAACAGAATTTAACTTGGAGATATTGCTTAACCTTTCTTTACTTTACAATCAAAGGCATATTCTTTTCACACCGGAAACCGGCGACTATAAAGATATTGCCAAAGAACTTGTATCAAAGTATTGTAGGAAACAATTTTTTGCAAGCGATTTTGAGCATTGCACCGAAGCCGAGATTTATAATGCCATCAATTTCCTATCTGATAAATTCTTTATTGTAGATAACGATGAGAATAGTTTTACCTTTCAAGATATTATAACTCAAACAAAGCAATTTGAAATTGATAATAACATCAAGATTGATAATATATTGTTTGATCCGTACAATGAAATTAAGCACGATATGAGTGAGTATGGTAACAGACAAGACTTATACATAGAAGATGCCATTGGAAAGTTAAGGCGTTACGCAAAGAAAGAGAACAAGCATATCTTTATTTGTATGCATCCACAAGAACAAGCACCAATAACCGAGAATGGTATTACGTTCTATCCACCACCACACCCAAGACAATCAGCCGGTGGACAATCTTTCTTCCGGAAGGCAATGGCATTCATAATTCTTTGGCGACCACCACAAGGGTTTATTGATAATGAAACGCAAGAGCCATACGAAAATAATGAAACACACATCCACATTGCCAAGGCAAAGCCAAAGGGTAGCGCAAAGCTGGGAAGATGTAAACTATACTTTGATTGGAAGAAGAATAGATTTTATGAACGCAAAGACGATGGCATTTACTTTGGGTTAGAAGCAAAAGCAAAACGTGAACGCAATGTAGATGCCGGCAATTTGGAATTGTCAGCACTAAAGAATACATTTGGTAAAGAATTTAACGAAGTACCTTTTTAATATGAACAATCATAAGAACCACTTAAACAATCTTCAAAAGCAACTTGAAGGATTGAGATACTTTCAAGACGAAAGGTTGAAACTTCTTATGCTTGGTATTGACTTACAAATAATCAATCGGGATTTAGAACATTTAACTGGTTTCGATGATACCATTGATGAAGCATCTGCACTAACTACAAAAGCAAAAGAGTTATTTGATACTGCATTTGTTAGATATGAAGCAGCTATCATTCAACTTGATATTATCAGAAACGAAGCATTGTCTTTATGCGAATACACAAGAGATTTGGAAAAACAATTAGAAGCACACAAAGAATTATGACATCAAAAGAAAAAGCGCAAGAATTAGTTCATAAGTTTCAAGAATTAAATAGGAGTAAAATATCTGACTATTCAAGAATTGAATTTCCAACTGCCAAACAATGTGCATTGATAGCAGTAGATGAGATACTAAAATCTGATTGGTTTATCCCAACAAAAGAAGATTATGTAAAGTGGTTAAGTTATTGGGAAGAAGTTAAACAAGAAATAGAAAAGTTATAAAAGAACAAATAATTATGGAAAAAATAAATGAAATATTTTATTTAAATAGCGTATATATTAAAACGAATTTACAAAGTGGAACTATTTATAAAGAAGCTAAATATTCGAATGGGATTGAAGAATATATTTTGCAGTTTAAAATATATGAAGATTTTCAGTTACCAAATATTTGCGATAGAATTACAATGCAAGAATTAATATTTAAATATGAATAATCAAAGGATAGAAAATAATGAAAAACGCTGAAGACATTGTTCAACTTGCAGTTGTAAATTACTTGCGTTTAAAATATCCGAAGGTTAGGTTTATGGCTAACTATCTTTCGGGTGCAAGATTGCCCATATATTTAGCCAAGAAAGCCAAATCACTTGGACAAGCTGGTCAAGGGACACCAGATTTGTTTATATTTTTCAACAATGGTAAACACACTTCATTAGCAATAGAACTCAAGGCACAAGGTAAAACACCCTTTAAAAAAGATGGAGTGTTGAAAAGTGATGACCATTTGAATAAACAAAATGATTATATATGCTATCTAAATACTATTGGTTTTTATGCTACCTTTTGCGTAGGCATTGATGAAGCGATAAGCACAATAGATAGATATATGCTGAATGAACTTTGATAAAATAATATCAGACCATTATAATAACAAAGAAATCATATCTTTTTTCAAGAAGATAGCTGGAAATTGGTGGGAAGAATTACGACAAGATGTATTTTTAATACTATGCGAATACAATAGAGATAAGATACTTGATATGAACAACAAGAAAGCACTTAAATTCTTTATCGTTCGTATAACTCTGAACCAATACCGGAGCAAAAACTCCAAGTTCTTCTACCAAAATTTTAAAAACCAACGTATTAGCGATAGTTTAATTGATGATGAATTGATTGAAAATAGTGATAAGATACTATTTGATAACTATTTATATGAATTACAAGGCGAAACTGCATATGAGATTGTAGAAAGTCGCATACAAAATGTAGAAAACGTTATTGATAATTTAAGATACTTTGAACGTGAAGTCCTAAAATTATATTTAGAATTAGGGACTTATAAAAACGTATCATTGAAAACCGGTATTCCAATACGCACAATAGCTAATGGCGTTAAGAATGCAATTTTAAACGTAAAGTCAAATATAAATGAATGAATTATTATTAGTGCTTGGTTCTGCTTGTGTAGGATTTAGCTTCGCTGAAGTTTCGGGAGTGCCACAAGCATTCTCAAGATGGCTATTAAGTCAGTTTAACATTGGTAAAAACGTAAAAGGTTATCAATATGTTAAAGTCCCTTTAAGAATTAAACCATTTGATTGCGGTTATTGTTTGTCATTTTGGTTTGGTTTTATTTCTGCACTACAACAAACAGATGTTTTAACCTCGCTTATGATTGGATTTGGTGCATCAATCGTAGCAATTTTATTTAAAAAATTATTATAATGAATTACTTAAACGAAGCAATCTTAAAAAAGAACGAAGAACATTGGATTACCTTGCGTGATGCAGGGTATATTAAGAATTTAGACAATACCGATATTGAAGAACTACAAAAGGTTTATCAAGATGAAATAAGTGCTGACTTCTTTGTGAACAAATGGTGTAACTCTTGTGTAGCCGAAATGGTTACAACTTTATATTTGGTAACACAATACGATAGCAAGAAGCAAGCCAAGCTGGTAAAGGAAGAACCTAAACAAGAAGTTCAAAAAAATACTCGTAAAAATAAAAAGTAATGCCGGTATTCAAATGTTCTAACGGAAAATGGCGAGTAGGTAACTCGGATTGTATTTATGATACAAAAACGAAAGCCGAAGAAGTGTGGAGAGCATTGCTTGCAAAAGGTATATATGCTGAAGATAGTTATACTGATTATCCACAAGCAGCAAGTGATAACGCTAAACGTGCTTTAGATTATGCCGAAAAGAATGGTTGGGGAAGTTGTGGAACTCAAGTAGGAAAGGTTCGTGCTAATCAATTAGCAAATCGTGAACCAATTAGCCGTGATACCATTGCACGAATGAGTGCTTTTAAGAGGCACCAACAAAGCAAAAATACACCATACGGAGAAGGTTGTGGTAAATTGATGTGGGATGCTTGGGGAGGAGATGAAGGCATTGCATGGGCTGAACGCAAACTGGCACAAATAGACAACAAGTTTGCTGCTTCAATAGTTTCTTTTGACTTTGACGATACACTTACACGACCTAAATACCAAGATATTGCCAAACAATTAATTGAAGCTGGCATTGAAGTACATATTGTAACACGAAGACAAGAAACTGCAAATGAAGAAGTATTTAAATTGGCTAAAGAGATTGGTATTGCACGTTCGAATATCCATTTCACTAATGGTAAGATGAAATGGGAATACTTAAAGCGTTCAAATATTCAAGAGCATTACGATAATAACAAGAAAGAAATAGATTTAATCAATCAGAATACCGAAGTAAAAGGTATATGGGCACAATAAACATCAATGCACTTCAAGAAATACAAGCACTTATAGAAGTTTTACGAGAGCTGGAAGATATTGATACTCTTGGAAATGGAATAGGTATTAAGATTAAGATACTAAATAGAATAGATAGTTTAATAGATACATTATGATAAAAAAAGTAAAAATTAGTGAAGTAATACCAAACCCAAATAACCCAAGAGTTATCAGAGATGATAAGTTCAGAAAACTTATTAAGTCGATTAAGGAGTTTCCGGAGATGTTAGAGATAAGACCTATTGTTGTGAATGATGATATGGTAGTACTTGGTGGTAATATGCGTTTAAAGGCGTGTAAAGAAGCCGGTTTAAAAGAAGTACACATCATAAAGGCATCTAATTTAAGTGAGCAACAACAAAAGGAATTTATCATTAAGGACAATGTTGGTTACGGAGAATGGGATTGGGATATGTTAGCTAATGAATACGACGACGATGAGTTAAAAGAATGGGGAATTGATATTCCTAAATTTGATTCACTCGGAGATTTAGATTATTCTATACTTGATGGTGATGAAGGAATGGATCAACTTCTTGAAGACCTTGCAAGTGGTGTAAAGAAAGCCATACAGATTGAGTTTGAAGCCGAACACTATGAAGAAGCACAAGAGCTGGTAAAGTTTTGGAGAGATAAGAAACTTTATATCGGTGGTTTTATTATGGAGAAGTTGAAAGCAGAAAAAGATAAAATATGATAGTTTACATTCCAAGTAAGGGAAGACCAAAAACAAAAACATATAAACTATTTGAAGAAGCTGGTATCCAAGTTCTTCATTTTATAGAGCCACAAGATTTAGATAAGTATGAAGTACCAAACAAGATTAGCATAAATAAAGATAATGGTGGAATTGGATATGTTCGTAATTTTATGCTTGATTTTGCAAGAAGCAACAATCACGAATGGGTTATCATCTGCGATGACGATGTTACTTCGTTTGGATATTACAATGGAAAAACTATTAAGAAGGATGCATCTATTTGGTTTGATATTTTAGACAAGGCAAAGCAGTTACCATTTGAAGTTATCGGTATTAATTATACTCAACATGCTTGGCACGAAAAGACAAAGTATTCTATAAACAAAAAGTTTGCCGAGGTTTGTATTCTAATAAACGTACCAAAGATAACTTGGAACTACCGACCGGAATTTAATATGAAGGAGGACAGAGATTTTGCTTTACAAACAATCAAGTATGGTAATGGCATATTGAGGTTCAATCATTATTGGTTTAGTTGTCCGGATGTGGGAAGCAACGTTGGTGGATTACAAGATGAGTATAAAGCAAAGCGTGATGAGGAAACTGCTTTCAAGATGTGTAAAGAGTGGTATCCATTTATAACAATGAAGGACAAGAATGGTCGCAAAGATATGAAGACAGATATTAAAGCATTTGCAGCACACTATAAAAAAATAGTAAAATGAAAAGAGTTGACTTAATTAAGGTAGACCACGATAGAAAGATTGGACAACCTTGTGAATACATAGAACCAAACATAACGGAAGATTGTATATTCTATGCCGATGGTGAACCTATTGGCTTTTATATGACAAAGATGCCGGAGAAGATGTGCAAGTTAGCAGACTTGGCTAATGCAGAGTTTAAAAGCAAGAACGTGCCAAAGACAATTTTAGACCGGTCAGATGTTTTGAAAGCCGAACTTGATAACCCTGGTATATCAAGAGCCGAAGCAAGAAAGATTGGTACGAGCCAAATGTCTACCATTCTTGGAAGCATCCCTCCGAAACCACATATGCGAAGACCATATCCTACAATCAGTAGTGCACATTCCTCAAAGAGTGCTCAAACATTTATAAAAGCAATGTTACTATTGGCAAAAGAAAGTGAGCAGTTGATTAAGGAGATACTACCGAACCAATATGAAAATCAAGTAAAGTTGTTTGAAGATGTAGACGATAAGTGGAAGTTTGCAAACCTATTCACAAGTTCAATTTCTAATTTTAATATATCAGCACCATTCCATATGGACACTGGTAATATTAAAGGTGCAGTAAATGTTATCATCTGCAAGAAAACTAATTCAAAAGGTGGTGATTTGCACATTCCGGATTACAATGCTACCATAGGTCAAACTGATAATTCAATTTTAGTATATCCGGCTTGGAGAAACGTACACGGAGTTACACCAATTATACCTACATTTGAAGGTGGTTACAGAAACTCATTGATATTTTATCCATTGAAAGCGTTCAAAGGTTTATCATAATGAAGAAGCACACCAAACTATACCTAAAATTCTTTGGCTTTGATGAGAGCGACTTCATACCTTGTGAGATTTGTGGAGGTTTAGCAGTTGATATTCATCACATAGAAGCAAGAGGAATGGGTGGCACAAAGCAACCGGATACGATTGATAACCTTATGGCACTATGCAGAGAACATCATATGGAATTTGGCGATAAGAAGCAACACAAACAATACCTATACAATACACACGAGTTTTATATTGAATTAAGAAAAAGAGGTAAACTATAATGGCAAAGAAAGCAACTGCATCATCGCAAAAAGTATCGTTCGGAAAACGCAAAATGGGTAAAGCCAAGAAGCACAAGAACAAGCGTGATGACGCCAAGAAATATAGAGGTCAAGGAAGATAATTAATAGTGAGATAATAGTGAGGAAATGGCTAATAACGAAAATTTAAAACCATTCAAGAAAGGCGAAGTCGCTAATCCAAATGGTAGACCAAGAAAGTATGTATCCGAGTTACGTTCCCAAGGCTACAAGCTGGGAGAAGTAAACGATGCAATACAAGTATTAATGTCAATGACAATAGATGAACTCAAAGAGGTTTACACAAATCCGAAGGCTACGGTACTTGAAAAAACTATCGCAAGTGCAATCCGGAAATCAATTGAGAAAGGAAGTTTGTATTCCATTGAAACATTGCTCACAAGAGTATATGGTAAACCCAAAGAACAAGTAGACCTAAACGCTTCCGGTGGTATGGAGATAAAGGTTATTTACAAAGATGGAAGTAACGATAGAACTGAATAAGCCACACGATGGACAACGTGCAGTATTAGAAAGCGATGCGAGGTTCAAGGTGCTTATGTGTGGTCGTAGGTGGGGAAAGTCACTTATAAGTAAAAACATATCTATACAAGAAGCATTAGCCGGTCGGGTTACTGCTTATGTTACTCCAACATACAAGCTGGCAAAAGTATTCTTTGATGATATTGCCAAATTAGTTCCAACACAAATAGCGATAGCAAACAAGTCGGACTTGATATTCAAGTTTGTAACCGGTGGTGAGATACGTTTCTTTACCGGTGAACGCTTGGATGATTTTCGTGGTTTGAAATTCCACAATGTTATCATTGATGAAGCAGCCTACATACCACACCTACAAGATGCTTGGAACAACGCTATTAGACCGACCTTAACGGACTTCAAAGGCTCGGCTACGTTTATCTCTACCCCGAGGGGAAAGGACTTCTTCTATGGTCTTTATTTGCGTGATGAGGGAGAATGGAAGTCTTTTAAATATACCACTTATGAAAATCCTTATATAGATAAAAATGAAATCGACCAAGCAAAAATTGAATTACCTAAAGCAGCGTTTGAGCAAGAGTATCTTGTTAATCCGATGGAGAATGCAGCTAATCCGTTTGGTATTGACTTTATACGCCAAAACATTGCGCCTTTATCCAACAATAACCCTATTTGCTACGGCATTGACCTTGCTAAATCTTATGATTATACCGTTATTATTGGCATTGACGCTGGTGGTGAAGTTTGTTATTTTGATAGGTTCCAATCTGATTGGTCTACTACGAAGAATAAGATATTAAGATTAGACAAGGTTCTGAAACTAATTGATGCAACTGGTGTAGGCGACCCGATAGTTGAGGAGTTACAACGTGATGACCATTTGGTTGAGGGTTTCAAGTTTACAAGCAATAGCAAGCAACAACTTATGGAGGGACTGGTAACTTCCATTCAGCAGGGTGCTATTAAATATCCGGATGGTATTATTGTTGAGGAGTTAAGCATCTTTGAATACCAATACACAAACACCGGTGTAAGATATTCTGCACCCAATGGACTTCACGATGATGCGGTTTGTTCTTTAGCATTGGCTAACAAGATATTTATGAAGTCGCAATCGTTTGGTAAGTACGCATTAATTTAGCATCTTTACGTTATGAAAGAATTAGCGTTTAAGTTTTTCGACGAGATGAAAGCTGGGAAAGTAGTAGCCATAAAAGAGATAGCGAAGAAAGATCCGGAAGCATTCAAACAATACCTACGAGATTATATTGACTTGGGTGGAAACATAACCATTTCAAGCGATTGGAAGAAGTTCCGTAAGGATAGCGACTCAAAAGATTTTACATAGGAACAAAGGTATGTTCCTTTTTTTATTCACTTATATTTAATAATATGAAGCATTGGAATAACATCACAATAGAGGACTACCAATTTATTTATGGTATAATCATTGATGAGAATTTAAACGACTTTGACAAAGAGGTTAAACTGGTAGCGTTTATAAACGGATTAACGGAAGAAGAATTAGATAATTTATCTATTGAAGCGTTTAAAGACCTAAAATCAACAATAAATTTCTTGCACGATGGTAAGATTGAAGGTAATGTTCAAAGTATTATAAAAGCAAATGGTAGAGAATACGCACTATCGTTAGATGCTTTTAAAATAACGTATGGTCAATATGTAGATTTGACTTCGTTTATGAGTGCCGATGGTGGTTTGTTTGGAAACTTACATTCAGTTATGGCATCAATAGCACGACCGGTTAAAAGAACTTGGTATGGTGTTAAGGTTGCGCAAGATTATGGTAGCAGAGATTATAACGAAGTAGCAGACGATATGTTAAAAGCAAACTTCTCTGATTGCTATAACACTTGTGTTTTTTTTTGCAAACTTATGAACGACTTAATAAGAAGTACAATTCGTTATTCGGTAAAAGATTTGTTGAGAACGAAGAAGGTAACGAAGGAGAAGTTGAGAGAAATGTTGAAACCTTTGGAGAACGATGGGGATGGGTTTACAATGCTGAACTTATTAAAGGATTTGAAGGCATTAAGTTAGATGAGGTTTGGAATTTACCAATTATACAAGCGTTAAATGGATTGGCTTATTTAAAAGATAAAGCAAGGAACGAAAAAGAACAAATACAAGAGATGAATAAATCGAATGGCAACGGGATTTGAGAATATAGGTAGTAGTAGTGGTGGTTATACTTCGGCAAGAAACATTACAAGTGGTAAAGTAAAATTTACCGGTATTGAAGGTGTTCTTACAAAGTATGCAATTCTAATTCAATTAGAAGCAAGAAGAAACCTAAACAAAGTAAACCCTATTTATGGCAACGATAAGAACGCAAGTGGTAAGTTAAGTGCAAGTATTGATGTACAACCGGTTGAATATGAGAATGGTAATTACTCGATAGCCATTGAACTACTTGATTATTATATCAATGTAAATGATGGTCGTGGTGCTAATAAGCGTAGACCACCGATAAGTAAGATACGCCAATGGATTATAGCAAAACAATTACGTTTGCAAGATGGTGGAACTACAAAGAAAGGTTATAAAAAGCCGGGTACTTTAATCAGCAGTAGCAAGAAAAAAGTAACTCTTGGGAATAAAAAAATGTCAATATTAGATGCGACTGCCATACGCATTGCTTCAAGTATTGGGAAAAAAGGAATTAAGCCTACATATTTTTGGGATAAGGCTATTGAGAAATATAGTGACAAACTTAAAAATGATGTGCAGGAAATTTTAGGAAAAGATATTTTAATAGTAATAGGATCATAAAATGGCAATAACTTATATAGAAACACCGAAGACTTGGACACCGATAAATAATGACATGATTTATTATGTCAAAACGAATAGTGCGATTAGTAATTTATATCTTGAAATCAATGTTCAAAGCACTTTAGTTGCAAGAGTTAAACTTGTAGTTAATGCTGGTGGATATGCGTATTGTGATATTAAACAATTCTTACAATCGTTTGTAAAGAATGACCAAATGTATTTTGATAATACGTTTTGGAAAGCACTAACTGATTTAAGTTACTTTGTAAGTTATGCAGTAGTATGTAGGGAAAGTATTGGTGGAACTGCTTATACCGATAATACAAGATATGCCTTTAATGGTCAGCTTTCATTTATTGATTTTGTTGAATATAATCAGCAATATAATACTGGATTAACACCAGTTGGTAAATTCTTAACAAATTCTCCAAGAACGCTTAAAACTGACTTCTTACGAACTAACTTTTTAAGTTATATTGATGGTAGTCCAGCAGCAGTTCGTGTGCGTGTGCGTACTTATGAGAGTTATGCAACGCTTCCTACAAGAATATATGAATTAGATATTGCAGATTTAAGTGCATTGGCTGGTATCATAGCAATAAGCAAGGAAGCATTAGGTGCTGATTTAACAATTTGGGACGAAGTAACTGAACTTTGGGAAGCTATTAGTGATAGAACTTGGGACGAAATTGGTGGTTATTTGGTAAATCCAGATGTAACTAAACTTGATATATGTCTATTGAATACAGAAGGTGGTATTGTTACTGAATTATTTACCTATGAGTTAGACGATTATTGTTCTAAATACGAAAAGACAAATGTTTATTGGCAAAATTCTCTTGGTGGTTTTGATAGTTATACGTTCAATAAGGTTAAAAAGAAGCGTTATAACATTGATAGAAAATCTATCCAATCAAATCCATATTCGTTTGATAATACTGGATATTCACAACATACTAACAATATATTTAACCTATCTAATCAAAACTATTTCAGCAATTATACGGAAGGTGTTGTTTTAAATTCAGACCTATTAACGAATGAAGAACATACTTGGATGTGGGAATTGATTAAAGCACATTCAATTTACGTTCAACAAGTTGTGAATGGAGTTACTTATTATGTTCCAGCAGTTATAAAAGCAACCAACTACGAACCTAAAATAACTAACGTAGATGGGTTACAAAATATTACAATTGAATTAGAGTATGGTTACGACAATATCAAGATAACTAAATAATGGCTACTCAAAGAACACAAATATATTTAGAGGGTGTTGCACTTGACTTGGATAAGAATGTTGATATTGATTTTACTTATTCGATTGCAGATATATCCGATTTTGAAAAGCGCACTACTACGTTTTCTAAAACCATAGCATTACCAGGAACTGCACATAATGGTTTTCTTCTTGGAAACTATTTTGATTTTAATATCAATAATGATTATAGCAATTTACTTGATAATGTAGGTGTAAACTTCAACCCATTGAAGAAAGCATTTGCAAAAGTTACGGTTGATAATGTTGAAGTGTTTGCAGGCGTTTTAAGACTCTTGGAGATAACTTCAAAAGATGGTGCGTTAGAGTTCCAATGCGCACTATTCGGTTCGTTAGGTGGCTTGTTTAGTACGTTAGGAGAGAAGCTATTAACTGATTTAGATTTAAGTGCTTTAAATCATACTTATAATATAAGTACAATAACTAATTCTTGGGATACTATTAATTTAGTTTCTCAAGGATATGTATATCCCAATGCTAATTATGGTCTTGGTGTAAATGCTGCTGAAACCGAATATGATGTAAAAAATTTTAGACCTGCTATTTCGGTTAAAAGATTATTTGATGAGATAATATCACAAGCTGGTTATATATATACCGGAACATTTTGGAATAGCAATAACCTTGATAAATTAATTCTTCAAAATGGAGAAGAAAAGTTTAGTGCATTTTATAATCAATTAGCTAATGTATCATTTGCATCTTCAACCGGTGGCAATCTTTCATTTGATAGTTCTACATTAAATGGATTAGTAATTGATAATGTAACCGGTGGTTTAAAAAGAATTAAGAATAATTCGGGAGATACTTTAAATGTAAAGTTAAATCTATCATTTGAAATAACTAATAATCTTGCAATATTTGATTATTTAGAAATTCAAACACAAGTAAGAAATGATGCTTCTATTACCAATGTAAAGTCATACCAAAATACTAATATCATATATGGACCTGGCACTGGAACAACAAGCACATATACATATAGTATTGATTTTATTCTTGAAGATGGAGATGGTGTTAATTTTATTGCAAGTGCTTATGGATTAATTGGTGCAGCTGGTGGAACATTTACAATAACAACAAATTCGAGTGTTATAATTAATGCAAAATCATCAACCACTAAAATACCAGCTATATACAATACTACAATTCTTGGTAAATCAATAGTTCCCGAAGGAATTAAACAATCTGAATTTTTAAAGAATATAATTAACTTATTAAATCTTTATATAATTCAAGACCCCGATAATGAATTTAATCTAACATTTATACCGCAACCAAATTTCTATACTGGAGATGTAATTGATTGGACTGATAAAAAAGATTTAGATAAAGGGTTTAGCATTAAACCATCTACCGAGTTTACACCAAAATCATATTCATTCAAATATAAAGATGATACCGATTATTATTGTAAAATATATAAAAATAAATATGCCAATAATTATGGAGATTTAAAGTATGAAACTGAAAATGAATTTAGCAAAGACGATGTTGCAACTGAATTTGTTTTCTCATTAGCACCTATTGTAAACACTGGTAATAGTGATAGGTTAATGGCACAACTTTATGATATAAATACAGATGGCTCTTATAAACAAGTAAAATGTAATCCTAAATTATCATTTTGGGGTGGTAAAAAAATAACATCTTATACATATTCAATTAAAAATGGAACGAGTGTTCTTGCTTCTGCATTGACTAATTACGGATATGCTGGACATATATATAATGTTGCAAATATAAATTCTGGAAGTTTATCTGATTTATGTTATTCAATTCCAAAGGAAATTTATTTTAGTATAGCAACTTATCCAACATTGAACCTTTACTACTTATTCTATAAAAAATTTATTGATAGTCAAAATAACAAAGATAGCAAATTGGTAATACTTTATTTATTGCTCAACTCCATTGATATAATGAATTTGAGTTTCAGAAAATATATTAAGATTGATAATGGTCTTTACTATATAAATAAGATTGATGGTTATAATCCATTATCAAATGATTTAACAAAGGTAGAATTATTACGTATTGTTGCTATTGAGGAACTTACAAAATATGTTACTTATACACCAAGTCCGGTTGAAGCATTTTTATCATTCCCAAAAGTTACGATAGATAAAGCATTAACATTTAATAAATCATTCAATGTTCAATGGCAATTTAATTCGAGTGGAACAATTACAAGTGGAACACAAACAATTGCAGTAGGTGCAGGACAATTATTTGGAAATGGAACTCCTATCGCAGCTGGTGGAACAACCGGATATTTCACTTTTATTAGAATACTTGAGCCTACAAGTGATAGTGGTTATATTTATGTATATGGTGGAGATTATAGCACTCTTTAAAATTTAAACAATGGCAAAACAAGTAATAGGATTTGAAGCAACACTCGATGGTGCAAAGGTTGAGAAATCGGTAAAGAGTATAAAGACCGAATTAAGAGAAGCGCAGAATGAAGCGATTAATCTTGCAAGAAAGTTTGGTGACACTTCTACTGAAGCATTGCAAGCAGCTCAAAGGGTTGCTAAATTAAAAGATGAAGTAGGAGATTTTAAGCAAAGGGTAGATGCGTTAAACCCCGATGCCAAATTTCGTGCATTAGGTCAATCATTGCAAGGTGTAGCCGGTGGGTTTGCAGGTCTACAAGGTGCTATCGGTTTATTTGGTACTGAAAGTAAAGATTTAGAAAAGCAATTACTTAAAGTTCAAAGTGCATTAGCATTATCGCAAGGGTTAGATGCTATTCTTGAAAGCAAAGATGCTTTTGCCAACTTAAAAATCGTAGCAGTAAATGCTTTTAATTCAATTAAAACTGCTATTGGTTCAACTGGTATAGGTTTACTTGTTGTTGCATTAGGAACAATATATGCTTATTGGGATGATATTAAAGCAGCAGTTACTGGTGTTACCGAAGAACAAAAAAAACTTACAATACAATCTGAAAAAAATGTAAAAACAGAACAAGATAAACTATCTGAACTTGATAGCCAAGATGAAGTATTAAAACAACAAGGTTTATCTGAACGCCAAATATTAAAATTAAAAGAACAACAAACACAAGAAATAATTAAGCAGCAAATACTTCAATTAGAAGGTGCTAAAATGGCTGCTGAAAAAGAATTAGAATTAACTACAAGTAGATATGCAAAAACTGCTGCAATGGTTAGTTCTTTTGCTGGTACTTCTATTGGATTAAGTGTTGCTGGATTATTATTCAACCCAGCTGAAACTCAAAAAAAGAGTTCAGAAACAATCAATATATTAGATAAAAATTTAAAAGAAAGTAGAAATAAATTAGCTGGTTATCAAAATCAAATAAAACAAATTGACATAGCCGAAGCTAAAGAAGCAACAAGTAAAAAAGAAAAAGCAATAGAAACTGAAAGGACAAATGAACTTGAAAGATTAAAAGGTATTCAAGCAGTTAGTGTAGGTGTAAACCAAGAAACAAATAACTTGATTTTTGCAAGTAATGTATCTGCTGCTAAAATGAATGCAGATGTCCAAAAGTGGAATACACAAATGGAAGATGAGCAATCTAAAGCAAGACAAAAAATAAACGAACAAGAGTTTGTTGCAAAGCAAGAAAATGCAAAAAAATATTCTGCATTGATAGGTGGTTTTGCTGATTTGGCTGGTAGACAAACCGGTGTAGGAAAAACATTGGCAGTAGCAGAGGCAACTATTAATACTTACTTGGCTGCTTCACAAGTATTATCGGCTAAATCTCCACAATATATTGTAAATCCTTTTTTACGTTTTTCTTCTGCTGCATTAACCATTGCAATGGGTTTAAAAAATGTAAAAAGTATTTTATCTGTTAAGGTTCCTAATGGTGGTGGAGCTGGTGGTAGTTTACCAAGCGATGGTGGTGCTGCATCTGCACCTACACAAGCACCTATTGCTTCGGCAGTTCAAGTTTCACAAACTCAATCTGTAGGAACAAGTTCAGTTAATATAGCAAATCAAAGCGCAGTTAAGGCATTTGTTGTTGAACGTGATATTACTGATAGCCAAGATAGAATATCAAAAATAAAATCTGCTGCTACATTTTAAACAATTTATATTTAAAGATATGGACTTACCAATTTATAAACTAATAATCAATTCGGATTTAGAAGATGAAGCCGAAGTTGATTTTGTAGCACTGGTTGACAGACCTGCTATACAACGTAATTTCCTTGCTTTCAAAGAACGCCAAAAGTTCGAGATTATTAGCGAGGATAAACATATTTTAAGTGGCGCATTAATGATTGCTGATATGCCTATTTACCGAGATAATGAGGAGTTTGGCGAACACTATGTTGTATTTGATGCAGAAACTATTCAACAAATAGCCGAGAAGTTTTTTAAGAAAGGTTATCAATCAAACGTAAACGAGATGCACGATGCTTCAAAAACTATTGAAGGTGTTACTATGTTTGAAAGCTGGATAGTAAATCGTGATATGGGTAAGATGCCTATCAAAGGATTTGAAGACGCCAAAGATGGTTCTTGGTTTGGTAGTTACAAAGTAGACAACGATGAAATTTGGGCAAAGGTAAAGAGTGGAGAATTTCAAGGGTTCAGCGTTGAGGGTATTTTTGGCTATGCTGATAGGTTAACCAAAGAAGAATTGATGGTTTCTCAAATAAAAAATATATTGGCACAAGCTGGTATTTAAGTTGCAATTAACAATCTATTATATATTTACATTTATACTCAAAAATTATGGAAGCAAAAAAAGCATTAGAACAAATCAAAAATTTGTTGTTTGCTGACCAAGTTGCAGAAGTAGTTTCTCAAGAAGAGGTTGCAGTTGAATTTATGGAAGGCGTTTTAGCTGATGGAACAATAGTTAAGTTCGATAAGTTAGAAGCTGGTGGCACTATTTCAGTTGTAACTCCCGATGGAGAAGTTCCTGCACCGGTTGGAGAACACGAATTAGAAGATGGTACTATCGTGGTAGTATCAGAAGCAGGCGTAATTGCCGAAGTTAAAATGGCAGAGGCTGACGGAAACGAAGTTGAGGTAGAAGTTGAAATGTCTGAAGAAGATGAAACTCCTATCGTAGCAGAAGAAGAAGTTGTTGCTGAACCACAAGTTGATAAATTCGCTGAAATCAGTGAGCAATTCAATTCTAAACTTGCTGAAGTTGAAACCAAAGTAGATATGCTAAATGATGTTACCAAGAGATTGGTAGAATTTATGGAAGCGTTTGCAAAGGTAGAAACTGCACAAGAAACACAAGCACCTAAAAATGCATTTGCGGCACAAAACAAAGTAAGCAAAGCCGATGCTTACAAAAAATTACAAAACATTTTTTCACAAATTAAAAAATAAATAAAATGGCTTTAGATTTAACTGGTTTAACCAATTATGTAAAAGAGAACGAAGCACAATTAGCTACTTCTCTTGTATTCAAACCCAAAACTGCTATGCTTATTGAGGCAGCTGGTAACGTTCAAGTAGGTGTAAAATCTTCAGAGAAAATCAACCTTATGGAAACTGATGCAGTTTTCCAAGTTGGTGGAACTTGTGGATTTAGCTCAAGTGGTACAACTACTTTTTCACAACGTACTCTTACCCCTGGTAAGATTAAAGTAAACGAGAGCATTTGCCCTAAATCATTCGAGGCAAAATACACTCAAAAAGCACTTCGTGCTGGTTCTACTTATGACTATATGCCTTTCGCTGATGAATTTTCTGCAAAGAAAATTGATGTTATTGGTGCTGCATTAGAAACTGCTTTATGGCAAGGTGATACCACTTCGGGTAACGCTAACTTAAACAAATTCGATGGTTTGATTAAATTAATCGCTCCAAGTGGTGTTTTAGTTTCCGGTGTTGTTGATGGTAACCCAACCAATATTCTTGTTGCAACTGGTATCACTGCTGGTAACGTGATCGGTATCGTTGATGGTATGTACCAATTAATCCCTACTTCTATCATTGATAATGGCGATGTATTTATCGCTTGTGGTATGGATACTTTCCGTAAGTACACCGTAGCATTGAAAAACTTAAACTTATTTAACTATGCAGCCGAAGCATCTGATTTTGAAATCATTATCGCTGGTACTAATGTTAAATTGATTGGTTTGAATGGCTTGAACGGAACTAACAAATTAGTTGCTTCTCGTTGGTCTAACATCTATCTTGGTGTAGATTTGTTGAACGAAGAAGAAAGATTTGAATTATTCTATGCAAAAGAGGCTGACGAAATGCGTTTCGTTGCTGAATTCAAAATGGGAGTAAACTATGCGTTCCCAACTGAAATCGTTTATTTCGCATTGAAATAATAGTTAATCAATTTTTAAACACAAAAGGGTGGGTGGTAAATCTGCCTACCCTTTTTTAATTCAAAGAAAATATGCCTTGTGTTTTAACTCAATCACTACCCCTCGATTGCCGCGATAGTATCGGAGGGTTAAAGTCGGTTATGTTTATCGAATTCGCTAACGTAACTGCAATTACTGCTGCTGCTGGTGTTGTTACTGCAATAACCAAAGCAGCCGGTAAAAAGTTTTATAAATATGATTTAGCAAAGGAAACTTCACAATTTACTGAAACCTTTACTTCTTCAGTTGCCAATGGTACATTCTTCTATGCTCAAGAATTAAGTATTGTTTTGAATAAGTTACAAACTAATGTAAGAAACGAAATCTTATTATTGGCTCAAAACAACTTACTTGCTATTGCAGAAGATAAGAATGGTTCTTATTGGTTATTAGGTCGCTTGAATGGTTTGGATGTTACCGGTGGAACTGCTTCATCGGGAACTGCAAACGGAGATAGAAGTGGTTATACAATCACTTTGACTGCTCAAGAAAAAGAATTGGCTATTTCAGTTAATAGTGGCATCATTGCCGCATTATTGGCTTAATCAATTTTGCTTCAAAAAGAAAAGGGAGGTTGCTTAATTGCTTCCTCCCTTATTTGTTTATAGTCGCTCTAACGGACTTTCATAGTAGGCTTCGTTTTGGTCGTGTCCACATCCACCATCGTCGTATGCATCTATAAATTTTTTTTCCTTTTCTACTTCTATTGCGTATTCTTCTTCTTCAATAAAAGAATTTAGTAATTGCTTTGTGTATTTTATTGTACCGATTGAATATCCGTAACAATAAGCATGTCCTTCCAATTTTGTATCTAATAAATTTTCAGTATAATTTTGCGATGCTTCTAAAATTTTAAATAATGATTTTAGTTGTTCTAATTGTGATTGGTCCATAGTTTTACTTTTTATTGGTTTCTACTTTGTTGATTTTTGCATTTACATAGTCACAAAGACCGGCGAATGCGATAAGTCCGATAAACGGAATGGCTAAAAAGATTGCAATTTCTAATGTCATAATTTTTGTTTTTAAGTTTGTTTTTTTTGTATAATCAAATTTCTAAATAATTATCGGAATAAAAAAACTTTTTTTTCATTTATTTTTTGATACTGAAAATCAGCAACTTGCAACACTTGTTCAACAAAATTGAACACTTGTTCAACACTTGTCAACAAAATAAAAGAAAATAAAAGAAAATAAATAAATAGAGTTGTTTGTGTTTTTGGTTTTTTATATTTATTAGTATGATACTTTTGACGAAAGGAACGATAGCCGATGTGGTTGTTCACGTTGATATAACGAAACCGGCTAATACACAATACTTATTTGATTTTGTCAATGACATTACAAACGAGCTGGTACAAGTTGGCGTGGTTGATAGCAGTTTATACGGAGATAGATACAATCGTTTTCAGATTGCAGTAAATACTTATTTTAATAATAAAGAAAATGGTTATTGGAGTTATAAGTTGAATGCTTATAATGGTGCTACAAACACATATACACTATTGACTTACGGAAAGATGAAGCTGGTAGGACAACCTTTTGACTTTACCGAATACAATGGACAAGATGATGAATTTATTACATACAATATTTAATGGGAACTACACTAACTGGAAAAATCGTAGCAGAAACCTACGATAGTTTATTAAAGGTAACTGATAATAATACTATTACTGGTACTAAAAAACGTATTACCGATGGTTTTGGTAACGATACGCCATTATTATTGTCTTCTACCGATGTACAAATTGATGGTAATTTTTTATTACCAGGTACTACTGCACAATATGTTCGTGGAGATGGCTCTGTTGCTACATTCCCAACATTTTTATCTGCTGATAAATTAATTACCGAAGTATATAATAATAGTGGTGCTACATTAACTAAAGGAACTATTGTATATATCAATGGAACGCAAGGTAATTTACCTACGATAGCTAAAGCATTAGCTACTGGAGATAGTACATCAGCACAAACATTTGGTTTTGTTCAAACTGATATTACAAACATGAACAATGGTTATGTTATTGTAGCTGGTAAATTAACCGATTTAGATACAAGTGCATATTCTGGTGGTACTCAATTATATTTATCGCCAACAACTGCTGGAACTTATACATCTACAAAACAATACGCACCAAATCATTTAGTTTATGTTGGTATCGTTGTTAGGGCGCACCCTACACAAGGTAGTATCGAAGTGAAAATCCAAAATGGATATGAGTTAGATGAATTACACGATGTTATTGCACAAACACCAAGCAATAACGATGGTATTTTCTATAATAGTACAAGCACTAAATGGGAAAATAAATCCGTTGCAACTGCATTAGGTTATACACCTTTGAGTGGAACTGGAACTACAAACTATGTTCCTAAATTTAGTGGTTCTACTGCACTTGGTAATAGCCAAATATTTGATAATGCAACTAATGTTGGTATTGGAACAACAAGTCCAAGTGCCATATTAGATATTTATAGAGCAGCTTCATTAGAAAGCTCATTACAATTATCTTCTGGTACTGATTACGCAAGGTTATTTTTTAGAGATACCGATGATAACTTTGGTATGTTTATCAATGGATTGACAAGATGGAGATTTATTGGTGCTTCTGGTGGTTGTGCTTTATTAGAAAATGGTAATGGTAATGTCGCTATTGGAACAACTATTGCAACTGCAACAACTAAACTATGGGTTAATGGTACTGGTTATTTTAATGATAGTGTAGGTATTGGTACTTCAACTTTAACTGGATATAATTTAAGGATAGCAAAAACACTTACTGGTTCTGCAAGTCCTATTGGAATATTAATTGATAGTGTTATTCAATCTGATGCTACTTCAACTACTGCTTATTTCAGAAGTACATCAAGTACAGCAGCAGCTTCATTTACAACTACAAACTTAAATCATTATCAAGCATCACAAGGAACATTTGGTGCTGGTAGTGTTGTAACAAATCAAAATGGTTTTCTTGCAGCGTCTACATTAATAGGTGCAACTAATAACTTTGGATTTAGAGGAAATATTCCAAGTGGTACTGGTCGTTGGAACTTATATATGGATGGTACTGCCAATAATTATCTTAATGGTAACTTGGGTATAGGAACTACAAATCCTTTATATAAATTAGATGTATCTGTTTCAGCTACTGGGACTGCAATTCACGCAACAGACAATACAAATGCAGATTTATTTGTTGACTTTCCTTCTTCTGGAATTAGTAGGTTTACCTCGCAATTTGGAACTGGTGGAATATTTGTATTTGCAAATGGAACTGCAAAAACAGAACGTATGCGTATTGACGCAAGTGGTAACGTAGGTATAGGAACAAGTAGTCCTGGTGGATTATTAGATATAAACTCAAGTACTGGTAACGATAGATTATTACTTTCTTATAGTGGTTCTGTAAAAGCTGCATTTGGTGTAACTACTGCTGGTGTTGCTTATATGTATCATCATACATCTGCTACATTCCCAATGTGGATTAGTGCAACTGGAAATTTTGGTATCGGGACTACAAGTCCTACTGCTAAACTTGATGTAGTTGGAGGTATAAACTACCAAAATCAATTTAATCGTCAAACTGCATCTTATACACTTGTTTTAGCTGATGCAAGTAAAATTGTTGAAACAAACGTAGCTACTGCCAACAATTTAACTATACCTTTGAATAGTAGTGTTGCATTTCCAATAGGAACAGAAATACAAGTATTACAATATGGTGCTGGTCAAACTACAATCGTAGCGACAAGTGGTGTAACAACAAGAAGTAAATCGGGACAATTAAAAATAGCTAATCAATATACTGGTGTAACTCTTGTAAAAGTAGGAACTGACGAATGGTATGTAATTGGTAACTTAACTGCATAATGGGACATTTATTATCTTCAGCAATTAAAATGCAAGGTAGTACTGCTACTGCAACATTAGTATTACAATTAATAGATGCAACATCTATGAGTTGGACTAAAAATGGTGTATCACAAGGTTCAATTACTGGTACGCAAACTTTTACAATAAACGCTGGAGATACATTTTTTGTTACTGCTACATTTGCATTTGGTGTTAGTATTAATTATTTACTTAATGGTACATTGGTTACAATATATACTGGTAATCCTACTGCTACAAGTGCTACTTTTACTGCATCAGCTGGAAATACATATAGATTTGAAGCATATAGTGGAGTTTAATAAATTAAATTAAAAATAGATATGGAATATAATTGGATTGTAAATGCTATGGAAGTTAAACTTTCAGAAGGCGAAATGAAAGATGTAGTAACTCATGTTCATTGGAGAAGAACTGCAATAGACGGAGAATTTAGTGCAGAAAGTTATGGCACTTGTTCGGTAGGAAGTCCTACACCAGAAGAATTTGTTAGCTATGAGGATTTAACTAAAGAAGAAGTTGAAAGCTGGTTAGAAGCAAGTTTAGATGTAGCAGAGATTGATGCTAATTTAGATGCTCAAATTGAGTTAAAGAAAAATCCAGTAGACGCTACTTTACCACCACCATTTGAAAATTAAAGTATTAGAAACGGAATTAAAAGTAGGAAGTTTAAAACGAGTAATTTCGTCAATAAACATTTTACCATTCAGATATGAATTATTTTGTGATGGCATTTACATTACTTGCCAACTATGTGATGAAAATAATTGTATTTGTTTAGAAGAAATTATATTTATAGATAAGAACAAGTTAGAAAAGTGGGGTATTGATGACAATTACCTTGTTCAAGAATTGATAATACGATTAGGATTGCAAGAATATAGCAATAAGAAGCAAGGCAATAAGGACATAAGTAAATGAAAGATTTAATAACAATCAACTTTAGCGAATATTCACAACCGAAATTTGTTGAAAAGAAAAATCAAGAGTGGGTATCTTATGGCGAGGATAACAAATATCCAAGTCATTTGCTTTCGCTATTAAACACATCTGCTAAACACAATGCTATTGTCAATGGCAAAGCTAACTTTATTGCTGGTAAGGGTATTGTATTTGAAGACGATGCTAAACAATATTTAGCAGAACAATCAATCAATCGTAGTGGAGAAACCATAAACGATATTTTAGAGAAGGTTGCACTTGATATTGAAACTTTTGGTGGTTGCTATTTAGAAGTTATATACAATCCTTTCGGAACTGCTACTTCACTTTACCATATCGACTATTCTAAAGTACGTTCAAATTGTGATAATACTTACTTCTATATATCTGAACAATGGGATTTAAAAAATAAACCCGATGACATTGAAGGTATTGCTGCTTTTGACGAAAATAACAAGAGTGGTAAACAAATTATTTACATCAAAGAATACAGACCAGGTGTAAACACATATACATTGCCAACATATCAAGGCGCAATGAACTACATCGAGTTAGATGTTGCAGTTAGTGAGTTCCATTTGAACGCTATTCACAATGGCATGATGCCATCTAAATTGATTTCATTCAATAATGGTGTTCCAACTGAAGACGAACAACGAGTTATTGAACGTAAAATGAAGGAGAAGTTTGCTGGAGAAGCAAATGCTGGTAAATTCATTATCAACTTCAACAATGACCCAGCGAAAGCACCAACTATTCTTGACCTTTCGGCTTCTGATTTAGACAAACAATTCGATTTGCTAAATAAGACCATACAACAAGAGATTTTTTCTGGACATCGTATTACATCAGCTTCACTATTTGGTATCAGTACAGAGGGTGCTTTGGGTGCGAGAAATGAAATGCGTACTGCTTATGAGATATTCCAAAATACTTATGTAAATGGTAAGCAACAATTCATCGAAAGATGGTTTGGTTATATCTTACCTTTATTCGGTATCAACGATGAATTTCACATTCAACCAACCGAACCATTAGGATTTGAATTTAGCGAAGCAATCATTGCTGCTAATATGACCCAAGATGAAATTCGTGAGAAACTTGGTTTACCAGCACTTGTTGATTTAAGTTTAAAACAAGATGTTGTAAATTCAATTAAATCTTTACCACAAGATATTGCAGCAAAAGTTATAGAGAATATGACTGCTGAAGAATTGCGTAGTTTAGTTGGATTAGATGCTTTAGTGCAACCAGTACAACAAAGAGAACAATTTAGTGCAGAAGACGATGAAGTTGCATTGTCAGTATTTGCAGAATTTGGAGAAGATGCTTCACAATATCAAGTTATCAAATCAAGAAAGGTGCAATTTAGTGATGACTTTGAACCATTGGCACACGAAGAATTTGCAACTATTGAGATATTAATTACCGAAGCACAGAGTGGTATCATGGCTTTAATTCAAAAAGACCCATTGATTAGCGTTGATGGATTGTCTAAAGCATTGAAGTTAGACCAGCAAGTTATCGTTGCTTCATTAGCATCACTTGAGAGCAATGGTTTTATTACTCGTAACGAGATAACAAAGAACGATGCAGTAGTTATATCAAGAGAAGTAACTGAAGCTGGTAAAGCACAACGTGGTGCAGTTAAGCCATTAGCTAATATCAGCGTGAAATATAAGTATGAAGTAACTCCTGGTTTGGGTGCGCCAAAAATTGCAACTACAAGACCATTTTGTGAAGGACTTATTGATATGAATAAAGTTTATAGTCGTGCCGAAATTGAACAAGTAAGCCAGAGATTAGGTTATTCGGTATGGCAACGTAGGGGTGGATTTTATTATAATCCAAGAACAAAAGTTACAACACCTTATTGCAGACATCGTTGGGTTGAACAAGTATTAATTAAATAAAATGAGTGCAAACATATTATTCATTTCAGAGCAAACGCTAAAAGATAGAAGTTTGTTGCAAGATAACATAGACCCGAAGTTAATCAAACCTACGATTAAACAAGCGCAAGATATTTATATTGAACCTATTTTGGGTACTGGTTTATATCGTCAGCTTCAAACTCAAATAGCTGCTAATAATGTTAGTGTATTAAACAAGACATTATTGGATAATTATATTACCGATTGTTTATGCTGGTATGTGGCTTCAGAGATGGTTATGTCTT